TGTGCAGAGGTATGAAGACCCTCTATCAGTAATAGTACTGCTAGTAGCATCACTGGGGTGAACCATAGAGGATTACCTATGACTTCACCTGCTGTTTCCTTTCTCATCGTGAATAAGGGAAAAAGTATTCATCCATCATTCGGTTAGCATTTTCCTTACCGAACTTACTAGAAAGATATCCTAGTATAGGATCTAATTTCTTCATGTATGTATCAAAGTCTTCATAGACACTGGTGTCTTCACCAGTAGGTTGTGCCTTGTCTATCATCTCTCTGTAGAGGGTCAGATAGTACCTGAATGTTGGGAGATATGTATCAACCATATCAAAGTCACAATAACGTACAAAGATATTCTCCGAGAAATGGTTGCCCATCTCGAAGAACCTATAAGCTTTCTCTGCTTTAGGTAGTGGTGGTACGTTTAATACATACTTCTCCACTGGATGCTGAAAATCAAATACAATGATGACCTTCTTCTCATGGAAACCCATGAGATCCATACCAAAACAGGGAAGGTTATGCCCTGTCTTAGGGTACATTATATTGTTATAGATATGGGTCTTATCGTTATTGATATCAACCCTTCTAGATTTAATAAAATGTGGGGCAGTATAGATATCTGCCGTCATGTTTAGATCATCTCTATTACACCAATTACACCACCGAGATTCAAACTTGAACTCAGGGAATATATCATCAAGTGTCTTCTGATAGTTTGTCCACAGCATTCCAATGTTTATCCCAAGGGTGTACATACTCAGAACTACCAACAGCAGACTGAGGTACAGCAGCAACACAACGACCACTAGGTAGTCTGATTAGAAACTGCTCTCCTCCTTCAATTTTTGTTAAGTATTCTTCGTATTGATTTTCAAATTCTTCATGTGTTATTTCAATCATACTGTGCAACATAGCTGTTTTTCTTGTAAGAATGAGATTGAGTCAACGCATCCACCTAGGTGGACTCGTTCTGCTCCGTCCTGATCCAATTGTACTTGTGGGAACGTAGCATCTTCACCAAACACATGGTAAAACTGGTCTTTTGTAAAGTGGGTGTCCAATTTGTAGACGACATGTTGTAGGTTTTCTAACTCACAAACCTGTATGAACTTGTCGCAATGAGGACATCCTTCTTTAGAATAGATCGTTAACATTATTCGTTTTCTGAAAGAGCAAGAGAGTAGTCACGATCAAATAACTCTATGCCCTTTGTAGTGAGCATATGGTCATACATACCATCAAAAATTTTATTGGGTATGGTGCATATATCTGCTCCTTGTGAGAAACTATGTTCAACATCACCTACTGTACGTATAGATGCTGATAGTATCTCTGGAGCTGGTCTCTTACCTCTCTGATTTTCTGTCCAATATGGACTTAAAACCTCTCTGATCCTTCTGATTAGACTGATACCACCAAATCTCTGATCGTCTACACGACCAACGAAAGGTGATAGGTAAGCTGCACCTGCTTTAGCAGACAAAATAGCCTGTGAAACAGAAAAAATCAGGGTAACATTTACTTTGATACCCTGATCACTCAGTTCTTTACAGGCACGTAGACCCTCTGGTGTGCAAGGAACCTTGATGGTTACTGCTGGTGAGAGATCAACGTAATATTTTGCTTGGTCAAGCATCTCTGATGCATTATCTGCAACTACCTCTGCAGATATAGACTCTAGTTTAGGACAGAGTTGTGCTATCTGTGAGATAACATCTTCTTGTTTCTTTCCTGACTTTAGAATCAATGTAGGATTGGTGGTAACACCATCAATCAAACCAGTATCGTAGCGGTCACAGATGTCTCCGACAACCGCACTGTCTAAAAATAATTTCATAACAAAATCGCTTGACTATCTATTTATCTCAGTTCAACTTTCTGAACAACTTCCTTCATATTATAGTTCAAGATGTAGTTCTCAGTCAAGACATAATATCCAGTAATGTCGTTACCATCACAATTCCATCCATAAGCTTCAACTTTTTCTTCTTTGTTATCAATTCTAAATTTTTTGCTACCGTCTAGATATCCCAGATAGCGTTGGTCTAAGTTGATCATGGGTCTTGTGGATTATGTTAGCATTATAACACACTTCTATGTATATCTCAAGTTTTTCTAATCATCTTAAATTTTTCTTTAGAATCTCCATCCAAATTCATAGAGAGTATGACTCTTCTACCATCAGTAGGAGGAACCCAGTGTATGAGACTACCAGGAAACACAATTAAAAGACCATTCTGGGGGATGAATGATCCTTCAGGAAAGCAAAGTGGAGCTGCATTCTTTTCAACATCAACAAAATACACAGCAGAAAAGCATGATGGAAAATGATGATGTGGTTTTGTATCTTGACCTTTATCATAAGTCATTGCCCATAGATTGTATATATCAAATGGCAATGGATTTCCAAAATATTTTTTAGAAATAAAATTACATGCTCCCTCAACAAATCTTTGTATTTTAAGGAAGTGATCGTACTCTGTGTGTAAAAAATAACTTGAGTGCCAACCAGTATTTTCTTTTACAGTGTCTGTGGTCTCTGGATTCTTATCTTTTATCTCAAGTATCCTCTGTTTAAACACAGGATTTGATTCTTTCCACTCAGGATATATTGTAGTATATACTTGACTCTCAAATTTTATACTATGAGGTCTCATTTACCTTGTTTAACCTCAAAGTTAAAAGAAAATAACTTCCTATCACATGCTGATGGTGTTACATCATGATCCAAGTATGCTGGCCAAATCATAAGACTACCATTTTGGGGTGTAATACAAGTAATATCTTCAAATATTATAGGAGATGGATTATCTCCAACATTAACATAGAATGCTCCAGAAAATACTGATGGCCAATGGTTATGTTTGTGTGCAAACTCACCTCTCTTATAAGAACAAGCCCAGAAATTCATAGCAACAAACTTTGCTGGTAGATCATACTCATCTTTTGAAACTTTATCAATATGACTGGTAATATCCTTTACTAAAGGGTGGTAATCTTTATCATTATAGTGCAAGTATGAATCAGTACGCCAAGCCATAACAGATGAAAAAGACTCATGAGATGTAGTTCCCTTTGGATTATTCTTTTTTTCCAAATCTATCTTAGACTCCCAGTATTCAAGATCCTGATTTTCTAATACTGTATGATATACATAAACATCTCTTCGATAATCAACCTTTATTTTTTTCATGGTCATGATAATCTTTACGGTAATACCTACCTAGTATATTGCTATTGTAAAAAGCAGGAGTCCCATCATCTAGGGTCTCCTGTAGAACTCTATTAAGAAACAACTGTCTTGTCTCCTCATAGTTTACTTTGCCTGGGGTGGGTTGGAGCGATAAGATCTCTCTCTTGAAACATTCGTTCCCAAGTAATCCTCTATCTGTTTTAAGTTCTTCAGAGCTTCCGTAGTATCTTTTCCAATCGCTCTCAGACGTAACCCTTCTCTTGCCACCTCTAGGCTTACGTTTGGAATAGAAGTATTTCCTACCGATGTATTGTTTACCCGACTGGAGATTAGTAATCCTGTAGACAAAACCGAACTGGTCGCCAATGTCGTCAGTAGTAAAAGGTTTACCCTCATATAGCCAGGGGTTTTCGTAAACTCCCTCTTCAACCATTTCATGATTTTAATATCTTTCATATATTTATCCTAGTAATCTCTCCTCTGTATGAGCACCACACTCAACTAGTGCTGCTTGTGTTATCTTCAATGCCTCATCACTAACATCACATACAGTACAATCTCTATCAAGATTGAATGATGCTATAGCAGTGGTTCCAGAACCACAGAAAGGGTCAAAAACTACCCCATCTTTGGGACATGATGACTTGATGATTCTCTCCAGTAACTTGACTGGTTTCTGTGTAGGATACTTACGCTTATTCTTCTCTGATCTTGAGATAAAATAGATATCATCCCAGAAATTCTGGATAGGAGACCCCTTAGACTCAGATAGATATATCTTTTTGTATGGTAGGTTCTTACCCCAGTGAATGAGACCTTGTTCGTCTAGTTCTCTAGTCTTATCTTCCTTAAATCTCCACCCTATTTGTGGGTTGTAACCATTATATTCATACTGATGACCTGGTCTTGACTTCTCACCAGTCAGTTTACCTAGTGCATAGAATCCTTTCTCATCCTTATTCTTAAATGAGTTAGCTTCATAGGTAGGATCTAGTGGTTGGTACTCAACATCAAAATATGGGTCACCTTTACGGAAGGTCATAATAGAATCAACGATGTTGCCCCACCCTTTCTTGATATTATTCTTTGGACCTGACCTCTTCCATGATATATTGGTGTAAAACTTACCTCTAACCTCTTTAGTAAGAGCACCTAGAAGTAAAGCATTACTATCAAAATTATTGTGACAGTATAACCAACCATTAGGTTTCAATGCTTCAAAACAATCCTGTACTACAGTAGCATACCACTCAATATAAGCATCAGTTGACTCCCATTTATCATCAAAGGAGACCTTCTTGTTCTCTTCAAACATGAAGAACTCCCTATCGAGACCGAAAGGAGGATCGATGTATATTAAGTCGTATTTTTCATCGTAATTATCGAGGTTTTCAACCCTCTCTTTTCTCAGTTTGATCGTCATAATAATAATTTTCCCACGGATCGGGTATTAAATTCCTTGGTCTTTGGTTTGTTGGAAGAACTCTTGGAGGCTCGACTGGCAATCTGGTGGTTCTGGGTCTTTGATACCTTTCTTCTTCCTCCAGTCGTTGTGCATCGCTTGCATCAACCAACTCTGAGCGAGACTCTTCGGGCCATTCATCAGCAATTCTCGATTGAGTTTGCCGTGAGCTTTCATACCTAGGTACTCTTCTCTCCACGACTCGTCTCGTGGTGTAGGTGTATCGGTCATAATTTAAAATTAGCGAAAGTATCTTTCTTAACATCTTGCTTAATACTACCTATCATATAGCTCTCAACCTCTGTCTCCTGTGGTGCTACCTGTAATCCCTTAGAGGTTAACCAGTGTGCAGTCCAAGGTAATGGGTTGTTTGCTAATGGTGTATCGTATATAGGTTTAAGACCTATAGATTTTAACCTACGGTTAGCAGTCCATTCAACATACTTCTGTAATAATACATCATTAAGTCCTATTATGCTACCATCTTTAAACAAGTACTGAGCCCATTCTTTCTCTTCCTCTACACATTCCTTAAACATAGTATAAACATTCTCTTCTTCTTCCTTAGCAATCTCTACCATTTCTGGATCATCACCTTCCTTCCACTTGTTTATGATATTATTCGTGACTCCCATGTGTTGTGACTCATCACGAGCAATAAGGGAGATAATCTTTGCTGATCCTTCGAGTAACTTGAGTTCGCCAAAGGCAAAACTGCAAGCGAAAGAGACATAAAAGCGAATACCTTCAAGAATGTATACATTAGCAACTGCCCTATAAAGTTTACGTTTGAGATCTTTCAATTCCATCTCAGCATTAGGATGTTCTCTCCATCCATCCTTCCATAAGTTACTTGTATCATACTCATGTGCTGAGTTTATAAACTCATCATATGCTTTAGTCACTGACTCAGCACGTGCTAGTATCTTATCATCATCTAGTATAGTATCAAAGACTTCTGATGGGTCAGGGTATACATTCTTAATGATGTGAGTATATGATCTGCTATGAATCATCTCCATAGTCTGCCATATGTTCATACAACCTTCAAGCTCAGGTAGTGAGCAGTAAGGCATGAAAGCCATACCAGGTGCACGACCTTGTACCGAGTCCAAGAGGATCTGGTACTTAAGGTTGCTGGTAAATATATGTTTCTGTGCTTCATTTAAAGTCTGATAATCTGCTCGATCTTTCTGGAGTGATACCTCTTCAGGTCTCCAGAAAAATCCTAATTGTGTCTGTGTTAGCTTGTCGAAGATAGGATATTTAAACTTATCATATCTTTGTACTCCTAAAGGAGGACCAAAGAACATTTGTCCTTTGGTAGTATCGTTCTGGTTGGTATTAAATACCGTCATACCAGAGATCTCATTAGATTTTGCAGCTATCACAGTCCTCCTCCTCGGTAGCAAAGATATCGTCAAGTAAGTTCTGTACTGACTGCTTCTTTTGGTCATCTACTAGGACTTCATCAGTCTTAGTATCATATGTATTCTGGTAATAAGATGTCTTCCAACCGTACTTGTACGTTGTTAACAAATCTTGAGCCATTACTGAAGTAGGAACCTCATTATTATCATAATGTTGTGGATTATAACTCCAGTTACCACTGATTGCTTGGTCAAAGAACTTCTGCATCACTGATACTATCTTAATATACCCTTCGTTACTAGGCATATCCCATAGCAATGTATAATTATTCTTAAGAGTTGCTATGTTTGGTACGATTTGCTTGAGTGGTCCTTTCTTGGACTTCTTCGTAGAGATATAATCTCTAGGTGGTTCGATACCATTGGTAGCATTAGACACAACTGAAGAAGACTCAGAGGGCATCTGTGCTGATAAAGTACTATGTCTTAAACCATACTCTGCAATGCTTGCTCTAAGATCATCCCAATCATACTTAAGATTGTTTGGAACAATATCATCTACATCTGTTTTATAAGTATCAATTGGTAGAATACCATCAGCATACTTAGTCCTCTCAAAGTCTAAGCATTGTCCTTTCTCTTGTGCAATCTTGTTAGATGCTCTAAGAAGATAGTACTGGAATGCCTCAGTCAGGTCATGAACTTTTGTCCATGCTTCTGGGTCATCATACTTAACACCTTCACGTGCAAGATAGTGTGCTAAACCAATGAATCCTACCCCAAGAGAACGTCTAGCAATGGTGCTAAGACGTGCTGCTTCCACTGGGTAATCTTGATAGTCAATCAACTCTTCTAGACCCCTTACAGATAGGTCACAGAGTTCTTCTAATTCTTCCACCTTGTATATCTTACCAACATTAACAGCAGATAAGATACACAAAGCAATTTCACCTTCACCATCTATGTGTTGGATAGGATCTGTAGGTAGTGTGATCTCTTGACAGAGATTACTCATGAATACCTTGTCCTTGAAGGAAGAATGACTATTACAATGGTCAATATTCATCAAGTAAATACGACCAGTCTCTGCTCTCTCCTTTAAGAGGTCGAGAATAAGCTCTTGTGCTCCGATTGTTCGCTTTGGGATGGAACTGTCTGACTCGAATCTAGTATAGAGTTCGTCAAAGGAATCGCTACCAAAAGCGTCATACAACCCAGGCACATCATGAGGGCTGAATAAAGTAATAGTACCGTTTTGGATAAATCGCTCATAAAATAATTTACTTAACTGGATGCTGTAGTCGAGTTT